AGGATTAACCACCATTAATTTCTTTAAAGCTGATTAATAAAAAGCCCGGAACATCCGGGCTTGTTTCAATTACCACTCTCTAAGTCGTAATTTTTAAAAATTATAACTTCCTCGCCAGTCCAGTCGTTGATTTCTTTCATACGCTCCTGCAGCGGCGTCAGCTCGTTCCTGACAAACACCTGTGACGCCTTCACCGCGTCCCCGAACCCGCCGGAGTTATCAGGGATAATTCCCATCATCTGTGGCGGCACGCGATGCGCGCTGAGCAGGTCGTCCCGGCTGGCTTTTTTGATGTTAAAGAAATCATCTTTCGTTGCCACCTCGCTGAGCGGCAGGATCTTGATGCCGTCCGGCTTGCCGTTCGGCGCGTACATAAACAAGTTGCGGAAATTGCCAATTCCTTTGGTATCGCGCATTGCCTGACGCATCCGGTCTACGTCGCTGGAACTTTGCGCCGCGTCGGTCATATACAGGATGTAACCGGCGTGAGCGCCATTCTGGTAATACTTACGGCGAAACAGCGTGGCCGCTTCATTCAGCCAGGCGGAATTCAGTGCGCTGAGGTATTCCGGCAGGCCGTACAACTCCTGATTAATGTCCGGTTCAATCAGGTGAAACACGCTGCCCGCCGCGAACTGGTGCGGCTCCTTCCAGTCATTGATAAACCAGTATTCACCGTCTTTAACCCCCTTGCGGGTGAACTTCGCCGGGGTGGTTTCCAGTCTGAACGGCTTGCCCAGGCTGTTGCGGCGCAGCTCGGCAAACGCATTGCCGAACACCAGATAATCCAGCGCAAACTTGCTGAACTCCTGTTGACTCATCATCGGGTGCGGGATAAAGGTGGAGGCCAGAATGTTGCGCTTAACGTAAATCGGCGAGCTGTGATGCACCGCCGAGCGCAGACTTTTCGCCAGTCCGTGAAAGCTGACCGGCGGCTCATACCAGCGCCCGTTTCCGATGCACTCGGCATAATCCAGTATATCGCGCTTATCCATCACCGGCGTGGGATCGCCGAAGGTGAACGCCTCAACCTGCTGAGGCGCAGCCGGTACGGTCTGGGGTTGTGCTTTAAATGCCTTACGGCTGCGTTTGTTCATCAGTAAAATTCCAGAATTGAAGGGTTAGCGCCGCCGCTGGCAGCGGTAAGCGGTTCATTTAACAGGGCATGCATAATTGCCCAGGCGACGTCGGCGTGGCTGGCGTCCTCGCTGCGGCTTGCCTCATAAGTGGAACGGTTGCCGCTGGCGGTCATGGTTTTGCGGATAGCCATAAAAGACTGCGTGATATCCGTGCTGCCAGCGTCGTACTCAAGCCGCCCGCTGCCGATGGTGTCTTTTGCCTTCAGTACCATCCCGGTTTTCACTTCCGGCGAGTAACGGATCTCCCTTGCTGCCGGGTAGAACTGGCGTACCAGCTGAAAAACACCCTGGCCGATGCCGGTCGCATCCACGCCGATATACTCCACGCAGTATTTTTTCGTTAAATCCTCAATGGATTTCGCCTGTGCGGCAAAGTCCATGCCCCGCCACTGATGATGTTCCAGCACGCGGAATTTACCGCCTGCAACCAGCGGCGGCGCGAGTACGGCGCAGCCCGCGCTGTCGCCGGTGTGCGACGGGTCATAGCCAATCCATACCGGGCGGTAATCGAACGGGCGCAGCGCGTACGGATTAAAGTCCGTCCATTCTTCCAGACTGTCGATCATGCAGGTCTGCAGCTCGGCGAACGGGAACACGCTCGCTTCATCGTCTACAAACTCACACATCAGCAGGTTCTGATATTCCGACGGACTGTATTCAAGGGAGAGCTGGTCCAGGTCAAACAGGTTACAGCCGCCGGTCAGCGCATCCTCAACGGTGACAATCTGCCGCCACTGTCCGTCACCGCACAGCGCACCTTTCGCCAGGTGCGAGTGTGTCAAATCCAGTTCAATGCGGTCGCCCTTGCTACGCCTGCCCTTGTTAAACAGCTCGCCCGACCAGAACGGATAGGCGCTGTGCGAGAGGCTCGATGGCGTGGAGAAATAGGTAGTGCGCCATTTCTTGTGCAGTGACATGCCGCTGGCGACCTTGCGCAGCTCCTGGAATTTCGGGATCCAGAAATATTCATCCAGATACAGGTTGCCGGTGTAGCTCTGCGCGGTGCGCACGTTCGTCCCCAGGAAAATCAGCCTTGCGCCGTTCGGCAGCACAATCGGATCGCCTTTCAGGTCGACGTCAACCTGACGGGCGAAGTCGATGATGTAATTTTTGAAGACATGCGCCTGGGCTTTACTGGCCGACAGGAAAATCTGGTTGCGCCCGGTGGTCAGCGCGTCTATCAGCGCTTCGCGGGCAAAGTAGAATGTTGCGCCAATCTGGCGGGACTTCAGGATATTGCGAATGCGGTGCGTCAGCCCGGCCCTGTGCCAGTTGAGCTGGTACTCAAAGCAGCTATTCATAAACAGGCCGGTAAGCTTTTCGGTCTGCTCCTCGCTGAATTCGTTTTTAATCACCGGCTGGCGCTCACCCCTGTTGCGGTTGCGCACGTTGGGGTTTAAGTCCGCCTCGTTACCCGAACTGCGGTAGCGCTCCACGCGGGCCAGTCGCTCTATCTGACGGCCAAGCGCGTCTATTTCCTTGTAATCCCCGTTGCCTTTCACCTCTTTCATGATGAGCTGGATTAACCGCGCCTCCATGCTGGCCTCAACGCGACTGATGGGCGCAATGTCTTCCCACGCGTCGCGCAGCTTCCAGCTCTGCACGGTCGGTGTTTTCTGGTTAAGCGTCTCCGCAATCTGGCGCACGGAGTAACCCTGCCAGTAAAGCAGTGCGGCCTGACGGCGCGGATCGCTGATGGTGGTTGTGGGTGTCATGTTCATAGCGACAAGGCTACCGGTGCGCAAATGGCCGCGCCTGCTGTCCCTGTTTGCTGATGGCTGAGCGGGCTGGCTTTCGTTGAGCGGACAGGCCGTGGCGGTGAAACTGGCCCCGACCTGAACCAACTCACTGACCGGAGCCTGATTAATGGCAACACTTAAAGCAAAGCGTTTTCGCATCGCAACAGAAGGCGCAACCACCGACGGCCGCGTGATTTCCCGCGACTGGATTTCGCAGATGGCAAAAAACTATGACCCGGAGATGTACGGCGCCCGCATCAACATGGAACACATCAAGGGTTACACCGCTGACAGCCCGTTTCGCCGTTATGGCGACGTCACCGCCCTGAGCGCGGAAGAAGTCACCGACGGCCCGCTGAAAGGCAAGCTGGCGCTGTACGCTGACATCAGCCCGACCCCGGAGCTGGTCGAACTGACCAAAGCCCGCCAGAAAATCTACACCTCCATTGAGGTTCGCCCGGAATTTGCCGACACCGGCGAGGCGTACCTGATTGGCCTGGCGATTACCGATGACCCGGCGAGCCTGGGTACGGAAATTCTGAGCTTCAGCGCCACGGCGTCAGCTAACCCGCTGGCCTCCCGTAAGCAGCACAAAGACAACCTGTTTACCGCCGCCGAAGAAACGCTGATTGAGTTTACCGAGGAAGCCGATCCGGCCCCGTCACTGCTGGCCCGCGTGTCGGCGATGTTTTCCGCAAAAAAGAAAACCGACGGCGAGCAGTTTGCCGACGTCAGCGCAGCCGTGACCGCCGTGGCGGAGCAGGTACAGCAGAATGGCGAGGAGCAGACGCAAAAGCTGTCGGCGCTGGAGCTGGCCTTAACTGAGCGGCTCGACGCGCTGGAGCTGCAGGCCGGTGAAGACCGTACCGCCTTTACCGCGCTACAGGTGCAGCTGGGCAAAACCGACGGCGGCTTTTCCCGTCGCCCGGCCTCAACCGGCGGCGATAACAAGGCCAGCGTGCAGACCGACTGCTGATCAGCCCGTAATAAAAAAAACTAACTGAATACAGGAGCGCAAATGCGCCAGAACACCCGCTTTAAATTTAACGCTTTCATGTCCCGCCTGGCCGAGCTGAACAACGTCGATACCGGCGACATGAACAAGAAATTCACCGTTGAGCCGTCGGTAACACAGACGCTGATGAACCGCGTGCAGGAGTCCTCTGATTTCCTGACCCGCATCAACATCGTGCCGGTATCTGAAATGAAAGGCGAAAAGGTCGGTATCGGCGTGTCCGGTTCGATTGCCAGCACCACCGACACGGCGGGCGGCGACGAGCGCGAAACCGCGGATTTCTCCGCACTCGACAGCACAGGCTATGAGTGTGCGCAGGTTAACTATGACTTCCACATCCGCTACAACACCCTTGACCTGTGGGCGCGCTACGAAGATTTTCAGGCCCGCCTGCGTGACGCCATCATCAAACGCCAGTCTCTTGACCGCATCATGATCGGCTTTAACGGCGTGGCGCGCGCCAAAACTTCCAGCCGCGCCAAAAACCCGATGTTGCAGGACGTGGCCGTGGGCTGGCTGCAGAAGTACCGCAATGACGCGCCGAAACGCGTGATGAACAAAACTACTAACGAGGATGGCTCAGTATCCGAGGGCGTACTAATCGGCAAAGGCCGCACCTTCGTAAATCTCGATGCCGTGGTGATGGACGCGACCAACAACCTGATCGAGCCGTGGTATCAGGAAGACCCGGAGCTGGTGGTGATCTGCGGTCGTCAGCTGCTGGCCGATAAGTATTTCCCGCTGGTTAACCAGTCGCAGGCCAACACCGAAGCACTGGCGGGCGATCTGATTATCAGCCAGAAACGTATCGGCAACCTGCCAGCGGTGCGCGTGCCGTACTTCCCGGCGGATGCAGTGCTGATCACCCGTCTGGACAACCTGTCGATTTACTTCCAGGAAGGCACGCATCGTCGCCTGATTGACGAAGTGGCGAAGCGCGACCGCATCGAAAACTACGAATCCATTAACGAGGATTACGTAGTTGAGGATTATGCGGCCGGTTGCCTGATTGAGGGGATTGTCCTGTCTGATTTGCCAGATGAAGTTAAAGCAGATGCTGCCACTACCGAAGCCGCTGCGGAAACCCCGGAGGCGTAACGCATGTTAAGTCCTGCCCGACGTCACCTTATGCGGATGGAAGCGGTTGAAGCCTCGCAGCAGGCCAGTAACCCGCTGCGCCACGCCAACGGCTACGAACTGATGCTGCTGAAGCTTAACGACGACAAACGCCGCCTGAAGAAAGTGCGCTCGCAGGAGCGCAAGGCAGAACTCAAGCGCGACATGCTGCCGGAGTATCTGCCGTGGGTGGCGGGCGTGCTCGCTAAAGGAAAAGGCGCACAGGATGCCGTACTGATGACCGTCATGATCTGGCGGCTGGATGCAGGCGACGTGCCGGGCGCGCTGGAGATTGCCCGGTACGCGCTGGCGCACGGTCTGGTGCCACCGTCCGGCTTCAAGCGTGACGCAACGGGCTATCTGCTGGCTGAAGAAGTTGCTGACGCCGCGACCCGCGCCTGGGTGCTGAAAACGCCGGTGGATACCGGGCCGCTACTGGCGACGATTGAGCTGACGAAATCCGAAGACATGCCCGACCAGGTGCGCGCCAAGCTGCACAAAATCACCGGGTACGTTCTTCGTGAGGCGGGCAGGGGTTTGGATGCGATGCAACACCTTACACGGGCGCTACAGCTAAACGAGGGCTGTGGCGTCAAAAAAGACATTGAGCGGCTGGCGACTGAGCTGAAAAAGCAGGCCATTGCTCGCCGCTGACCGAAAGCGCCCCGCGCAGGGCGGCAGAGCTGCAACGCATTTTAATGCCTGCGCGGCTCTCCACCGCCCACCTATTTTAAGGCCGACTATGAACATGCTTGTGATACCCGCCCCGCGACCGGCAGATGCTGCCGAGCCGCCGGTAAAGAACACCTTTTTCTGGCCTGACGTGGATTTGCAGCAGCTGCGCGACACGCTGCGTTATGAGGGTACCGTGACCGCACAGCGCCTGCGCCTTGCGGTGAAAACGGCAATTTCAGAAGTGAACGCCGAGCTGTACGAATGGCGCTATGAGCAGATGGCGGCGGGCTTTAAAACCCTGCCTGACGTCCCGGCGGAAAGCTTTGACGGTGAAAGTGAAAAGGTTGCGCACTACTTCGCCGCCGTTTCTGCCATTACCGCCGCGACCATCGTCGAGCGCTATCGCGGCTATGACGCCAGCGGAAAAAAAGGGGCAGAGGTTGAGGCGAGCGCGGACGAGTACTGGCGCGACGCGCGTTTCAGTATCAGCCGTATTGCCGGGTGTTCCGGCTGCATTGTGAGCCTGCTGTGATTATTTACGCGCAGCAGGGCGACACCGTGGATCAGATTTGCTGGCGCTGGTACGGGCGCACGCAGCAGGCCGTCGAGCTGGTCTATGCGGCCAATCCGGGGCTGGCCGAAAGCGGGCCGGTACTGATGCACGGCTGCGAGGTGACGCTGCCGGATCTGCCCGCAACGTCTGCGGATGAAACCGTTAACCTGTGGGACTGAAAAAGATGGAGAAAATCAACTCGCTGATCAACTACCTGATCGGGCTTGTGCTGATGTGGTTTGGCCGTCACACGCCACAGGATATCGCCTTTATGGTGGGTTCCGGGGTCGCCGTGGTCACGCTGGTGATCAACGTGGCGACGTTTTTTATCAACTGGCATTACCGCCGTAAAACGTTTGAGCTGCAGCGTCAGAACGTGCAGGGGGTGAGCGATGAAGGCCGCTAAGCGTTGCACCGTGGTGGCCGTGGTGGCAATCGCCGTGCTGCTGCCACAGTTTAAAACGCTGAAGATTTCCGAAGGCGGATTGCAGCTTATCGCCGATGCCGAGGGGTGCCGCACCTCGCCTTACCAGTGCAGCGCCGGGGTCTGGACGAACGGTATTGGCCACACCGCAGGCGTGACGCCGCAAAGCCGGGTCAGCGAACGGCAGGCGGCGGTCAATCTGGTGTATGACGTGGTGCGTGTCGAGCGCCAGCTTGACATTTGCGTACCGGTGGAAATGCCCGCGCCGGTGTATGACGCGCTGGTCAGC